TATTGTCACGGCGTTGTTTGGCACAGATATTGCTAACGGGGCAGAGTAAGGGTTGAGCGTCTCAGGTTGCAGCCCCTGAGAAGTCGCCCCGGTCATATCTTGGTTGTCTGCCTGGTACACTTGGAAATATGTTGGTGCTGGTGATTCCGGTTGTATCGTCCATGTTATTGTGGCCTGTTGTTCCGCCCCAAAAGCTATGTAAGCTAACGGAAGCCAGAAAACCAGAAAAACAAAAACAATCGCAAAAAAAAGCGTTTTTAATCTCATAAAGCACCTCACTTCACAGCAATAAAATCATCGATAACAAAAGTAGCTTGTCCAGTGAAAGGTAACCCTGAACCCAGATCAGAAGTGTATGTCCCTGTGATTGTAAAAACCCGAACAACCTCATTGATCCCAACCCTTAAGTCGTTACCACTCAATACGATTGTTTCTGATGTGGAAGGGGAACTGATTACAACGTCTTCCCTGTTATTAATAATCGTTCCCATATCATTTGTAAGTGTCCATTTTAACGTATCTGGAGCCACCGCGGCTCCGGCATCGTCTGTAAATGACGCGACAATAGCATAGGTGCTTTCTTCCGTTGCGTGGGTTGTCAGTAGCGTTGGCATATCACACCACCCCCTTTTAGGCTAACGTAAATAAACTTGACCCAAAATCAATTTTGAAAGTTTCACCATCTGCAACATCAACCGCAGACCCATAATCGTAATAGCACACCAGCTCATCATTTGTTGCAGTATCATTATAGACCACAACATATCGAAACTGTGCGATTGCTCCGCCTGATGCGGTCAAAGTTAAGTCTTCAACAACAAGAGAATAAGTGCCAGAGGTTTGAGTTGATGATATTGTTGTAATAGTTCTTGCAGAGCAGTTTGTGTATGCGATTTCTGTAATGTCTGCCAGCATATCATCTGTTGCCGCGGTTGGTGCTGTGTTTGTCAAAGCTACAGTGAGCTGATCTGTTGCAAACGTGTGCGAGCCTTCCATCACCGCATCAACAAATGTGTGAAACTTAGTAAAAGTTGCCATGTTTTTATCTCCTTATGTTTTATAGGGTTAATTGTTAGTAAAAGTTATTCCCGGTGACAATGACGTAGAAGAAACCTTCGGGGCTGTAACCGTAAATGAGACAATCAGTTGTGACGGTGTAAAAGCGACAGTAACTATCCCTGAAGGTACATCAGAAGAAACAAAAACAACTGCCGTGCCGGATAAAACAAAAAGCCCAGCGTCTGCCGTTAAAACTCGATTATGCAATAAGTCTGCTGCTGTGCCAGATAAAGCAAAACTACCTGAATCAGCCGTTAAAATATAAGCTATTCCGTAAACAAATGAAATATCGGTTCCAGATAAAATAAAACTGCCTGATCCAGCCGATAAAACTCGATTATGTAATAAGTCTGGATCAGTGCCAGTTAAAATAAAACTGCCAGCATCAGCAGGCAAAACATAGTTGCGCAATAAGCTTGCTGCCGTACCGGCCAGGTTAAAAACCCCTACATTAACAGACAACACTCTATCATGTAATAATCCCGCATCAGTGCCGGATAAAACAAGACTGCCAATACCAGCCGATAAGACCCTGCCATGTAGCAACTCTGCGTCAGCTCCTGTCAAAACATAGCTGCCGGAAACTGCGGTTAAAACTCGATTATGAAATAAATCTGCATTTATGCCTGACAAAACATAGCTGCCAGCGTCAGCCACTAAAATATAAGTGGCCCCGTAAAAGAACGTAACCTCTGTGCCAGCTAAAGAAAAGCCACCAGTTTCGGCCGATAAGACTCTGTCATGTAATAAGGTTGCTACTGTGCCGGATAAAATAAAACTGCCAGCGTCTACATTAAAAACCCTGTTATAAAGCAGCCCTGCGTTCGTGCCAGACAAACCAAAACTACCAATCCCAGCATTTAAAACCCTATCATGTAATAAATCTGCATTAGTGCCAGATAGTGTAAAAACCCCTACGCTTGTTGTTAAAACTCTACCATGCAACAATCCCGCATCAGTGCCGGATAAGGCGTAACTGCCAGACCCTGCTGATAAAACATGGTTTTTTAAGAGATTCGCAACTGCCCCGGTTAAAGTAAAAGTGCCTGCGGCTGATGTGAGCGTGTAAGTGGGACCAGATGAGAACCAATCCGCCCCACAATTCCAATCTCCAGAGATAGTATCTCCATCAACATCATCATCGAACTCATAATTCCCGGTAGCCGAGAGGTCGTCCCCCTCTCCAATACCAGGAGAGCCAGTATCAAGATGATAATCACCACCTGCGGCATTAACGAAATCAAAAGTCAGGTTTATCAGGCCTGTTGATCCAGTGTCATCAGAAGACGCACATTTAGTTAACGCTGCATCTGAATCATAATCCCCAGAAGAACCGGAATTTCGGCAAATACAATTAACAGCAATCAGTGTGCCACTGCTACCCTCGCTAAAACCCCATGTACCACCACAATTATCAACAGTTGTGTTCTTTACATCCAGTATTCCACTACCACCAGCGACGCCTGTACCAACAGTGTTAGCGATAATGCAATCAATTACGAAAGCTGAACCTGCATCTGTCCGACTGTCAGATAAGACCCCTTGCTCAGTGCTTGACCCCCCGTCTGTATCACATAAACATCCAACGAAGGCCGCACCGATAGCATCAGTAGTAAAGTATATCAATCCACCATTAAAAGACGCATTCGAGTTTGTGATTACAAGATCTTGTACTTGAGCGTATCTTTCTTTGATAATAATGCATTTCCATGCGTCACTCGCTCTAACATGAGCGACTGTTCCGTCAGTTTTTATAATCCCCGAATGTCCATCACCCGAAGCGGCTCTGACAGTCCTGAAATATGTAGAATCGGAATAGGCCGCATCCGGCATCTCCATTGCCATGCTATCGTCCCACGACCCTGCATCCACATCGAGGACTTTTGAAACTTGATCCGTCACAAGATCAATATCTGTGGCCGCTTCCCAAGTAGCAAAGTCATTATAATTCTTGCCTATGCCATAAGTGGCAGGAGTGCCGTAATTTGCGCCGAGTCTGCGAGCAGATGCCATTAGTTAGGGAGCCTCATAAGTCTCAGTTGCTTTATTGTAGATAATCTGTGCGTCTTTTTTCATGATGAAAAGGTCAGTTTCCTTTAGTTGACCCGTATCTGCGTCTTTTTCTTCCACCAGGTCATTTTTTCCCTTACCATCATACGCCGAAATCAGGGGTGTCAAAGATTTAAATGGTTGATATATTTTGGTTTCATCCTTTACCTTGGCAGTGTCCAGCTCTCCGAAAAGTTTTTTTATTTTTACCATCGGGATTCGGAACATCCGTTTCGCGATAGAGGCAGGGAATTTGTACGGCTGCCCAGCATTCCGAGCAATAGCAGCTTCAGAGTTCATTTCATCCCTGGTTTTTCCATTGTCGTACAGGGGGGAAGAGTACCTGCTCCTCAATTCTGCCAGTGTTTTATCGCTCTCGATGATAACAATTACACCTTCAGTTATTGCGACACTCCCCCAATCGAATGGGTGTGGCCGCACAGCCAGGATATCGCCTATGTTGACTCTGCCTTTTTCCGGGGTATCTCTCCCCCAGAGCATGAATTCGTAAAACGCCATTAGGTTGTCTCCCTGCCTTTTAGTGTGACATTTCGCGTCTTCGGGTCAATTGAAAATTGCTCCAGCCTGAAAATGGTGCTCCCATATATTCCCGCCGAAAAATCGAATGTAGTTGAAGGAGACATACCGGTCCTGTGCCAGGTGGTGATTAGTGATATTGATTTCATGGCTGCTTCCTGCTGATCTATCATCCATTCAATTACATCGGTGGCCATCGCTGACAGCCTAACAGATTTTAGCTCGATATCTATCGGCATATCACCTGCCCCAGAATCCACGTCAACCATGTCCATATACGCATCACCTGGGGACCCGCCTGGCTTTCGATAATCCCGCCGGTAATAACCGTTGAATTTATTTTTAATTTCTGAAACATCTGAAAGCTCATACACAGGATCGTTCATTACTTCATCTGCTGTTATGTTTTCGTCCGCGCTCGAAACCGTGTCAGGCAAATAAACAAGTTCAAAATCACCCTGGAAGTCATACAACATAGACCGACAATCATGGGCCAGGGTATACAGCACCTTGTCTGCTTTTTCAGATATCTCGTTCGCAAGGAAGGCCAGCTTATAACCGCCAGAGATAGCGGCAGCGTATAAAGTGCCGGATGCGGCGAAAGATGAACCAATATCCCCCGCCGTCATTCCCAGTAGCTCAATCAACATGTGCTTCATAACGTGGTCAGGCTGTTCTATGAGGGCATCTGGTGTTCCGGTATATGTACCGCTCCCATCATCCTGATAACCGGTCATATTGATGGTGACCTTATTGCCTATAACGGTATTGGCTGACGAATTACCGGAAAGGGCTACCCCGGTGGCGGCGGAATTATTGATACTAATGTCTGCGGTATATATAGTTTCTATCCATATTTCATATATGCGTACCCACATACTTGCATGGGGATTTGATTTTTTTAAAAGAACCTTCACATCACCAGGGTCCCAGGCTTTACTTGCGGTCACGTTAATCCGTTTTGTAACTTTAGCTGTTGATCCACCAATAGCATTGGTGAATAAGTCATCATTAAAATATAAATCAACATCCACGTCATCATACTGGCAATCAACAATTACATGGACATACTGTTCTGTAATTGTTCCCAAATCAGTATCTAATCCGTGTGAAAGAGACATGGACTCGGAAAAACCATCAAACTCAGTGTCTCCTTGCGCATAAGTAACATCCGAACCATCATAAGCATTTGCAGGGTTTGAAAAATCATTAGCCCCTGTTCCAGACATGTATGTAAGTTTTGATGAGCTTCCGCTTGAACTCGCGACATGATTATGTGATCCTGTGCTAACATCAAGATTAACTTGATGTTTAACTACGGGTAATACTGAAAATTCTATAACAGCTGTATCTTCGTAACCTGTAAGCTCATCTCCTGACTGGCCGGTATAGGCTGTGTAACCACTGAGTTGACGGACATCATCTACGAAAACGCTCCCTATTGATTTTCCTGGATGACAAGCTCCCTCATAAATATATTCAGTTAGCACTTCTGCGATGGACGCGCCTTTGTCATGCTCAGTTGCAGTTGTAGAATCATACCCACGTGACGCCACAGTGAAAGTATTTCCAGACCGAGAAGTGATACTGATCTTTTCATCATCAATCTGGATTGTGCAAGCCCCGGTGGGGAACTCAGAAATAGACGCACCTGAAATATAGATCGTTGTCGCGCTGCTGGTAATATCCGCGGCCAGTGTATCAACAACCCCGGCTTTAATTGCCAGGCAAGGCACATGCTCAATATCCCCATATATTATATTTCTTGGTTTCCCAACATCGTCAGGATCAGCAGATGGAAAGTCAGACAGGTTGACTTTTTTAATACTCAATTTATCCCGCAGGTGATACAGGCGGGAAGAACACACAATAATAAAAGATTCCTTCGTAATGGCCTTAACCTTTTCCGTGTACCCTGTCCAGAGGAGTGTTTTTACATCACTTGCAAAAGTCTCATCCTTTGTGATTGTGCGAATTTCGTAGATAGATACTTTCCTGGAAAGAAAAGAGTTAGAGTCGTGCAGCTCAATCAAATAATCATCCGAGCCGAACGCTTCATTGAATACTTTGAGGTTGAAAGACGTGTTTTTTTCTCTACCCACACTCCCAACCTGAGCAGCGATGGTTTCCAGATCGCTCAGATAGGATTCGTAATTGACAGTTGTAGCCCCATAAGTATACTTATAATTCTGGTCAGATAGATATAAAGTTTTGGCGGTTAATTCGATATGCACCATGTAAATCGGTTTTAGCCAGGCGAGATCGAGTCTTTGAGCTTGAGTGCGGTCAGTCAAGGCCATCAGCCCAAAACCTCCTGTATCGATATCTCAGCAGTAAAATAATTGTAAAATTGTTGAAACTTAATAGGTGAAGCAAGTTCCGCAAAAAAAACGTTTGCGTTATGATCGACAAACAGGAAAGGTTTATACCCAGCCCATTCGTTATTCCAGCTTTCCATCTCAGTCTTTTCCGCACTTGATATATTGTTGAGTTTATACGACATCTGCCGTCTGCTTTCACCGTGGCTGAGAAAATGTGCTATACCTGATTTTGTTTCGTTCCGGGATACATTGTGATGGTCTCCATCTGAAAGACCATATAGGGGCGCGCACACAAAAGAATACAAAAAAGTCAAATAATACTCTGAGGCTTCGGGGGGGTTAGAAAAAGCGGAACAGTTTGTCATCCAGTACTCCCGTGTTTGAGCAGCGAACTCCTTCAATATCTGCCCTTCGCCAGATTGTGACCATTGAGAAGAGGCGTAAAAATATGTTATACCATCATCGCTATATCTGAGGTTCATCGTCACGCCATCCAGGTTGTGGCCTGCAGGTATAAAAAGAGTGTTAACGACTTGATTCCCACCCAATTGTTGAACTTTGATGTCCTGATTATCGGTGGTGTCTGTCTTGGCGAGCCTTCCAATATTCCGATCATACAGCCTGTAGAGCGGATAGTCAGGGTCTTCGGACGCCCCGACTAACGTCACAGTGGATGTTTCCAGTATGTTGATATAACCGATCTTAATTGCTGACATTTGTTATCCCCAGTGCCGCCGTTATCTCTGATCTGTTATGTATTATTTTATTAGCAATTTCATGATCCAGTTCGTCAGCGAGAGATATTGCGAGGTCTCTATCCCCCCCCGTGCCAGAAACAGTCACGGTGACTGGGCCGATGTTGAGCCGGGCAGGCTGCGTTCCTCCCCCATCCTGGAGGCCCGGGGAACCACCCCGGTTATAATATCCGCTTTCGATCATGCTAAGGAGACCCTGCCGCATCGTGGTGTACGCTTCGATGTCCACTTCAGCGGACTCTCTCTTCCTCCGATAACTCGTGCTTCTCGCGCGCAGATTCCCCCAGTGGATAGCAGAGCCTTGCCTTTTTACTCCCCTGGCCAGACTTTCCTCAGCACTTATAGCAGTGCTTCTCACAGTCTCATATAGTTTTAGCTTCGCAGGTATTTTTTCCAAGGCCGCATAAGCCCCGGAAAGAGAAGTCATGTCGATCCCTAATTTCATTTGCTCCGGGAAAAGCTTATATAAGTCCAGCACATCGTTGATTTTTTCCGTGAGCGGTTTTCTGCTTGAGGCCTCTCCTGTCATTTTGACATTGGAATTGATTGTTGATATCTTTTTTTTCAACCGATCAAATGCCTTATCTACTTTATCTACTGATTTTAAGGCATCACTAACGTTAATGTACATCGTCACCGGCGTGCCATTAATAACACGGATGACTTCCTCTATATGTTCCTTTGCTTTTGTTCCAGCTACCGCCGTTTTTTCATGGGCCTGGACAATGTGTTGAGATAATGCATCTATTTTAGTCTGGTATTCCGCTATCTTCCGGTTAGCGGCGTCTATCGGTTCAGCCAGTGATACTAACTGGTTTCGAAAATCAACGGCTACCTGGCCAGCGGCAGACGCTCTCTTGTAGAACTCTCTGGCTTTCTCTGTATCTCCCGATGCTTCTGCTCGTTTCCCTATACTCTTAAGGTATTTTGCCGTTTGCTCATTAACGACTGCTCCAATTCGTGCCCGCCCCTTTTTCGTAGGTGAGTCGAAAACACTCATGGCATTAGAAAGCCGGAGGAATGACTGAGCCAGACCCAAGACAGATATAGCCGTATTTGCCGCAGTAATTGAGAATGTCTCAAGATTGCTGGCATCAAGTTTCGGGATAAGCTCTCCCCCGGACATCAGCTTAAAAGCCCCAACAATCCCATTAACGGAGTCAACAACATATTTTTGTAAATCTTTTAGTTTGCTTTCTATTGCCTCTTTATTTTCTTTAATCCAGTTCAAAAAACGTTCGCTTATTTCTGTCACTGCCGGAGCAAAAGACGCCGCCATTTCGACAAATTTGGCCTTGACCGCCGCCAAAACAGTTGCCATCTTATCATTTGCTAATTCAGAATCACGAATTACTTTTTCACTGACGATTAATCCGTAATCACGAGCTTCTTTCAACGTACCGGTAAGCCCAGCGATACCTCCCTTTACGAGGAGCGTCATTTTTAATCCGGCAGACCTTGAAAAAGCCGCCGCTGACAAAGCCGCCTTGTCACTCGCGCTCGACATGTTAGACATCTCGGTGAAAAGCAGGCTTAACGCATCAGAAGTGGAGCCGGCGTTCACAATGCTATCCAATAACCCCTCATTATATTTTGCGAGGTACGTCGCCATAGCACCCGTCCCCTGGCGTGCTTCACCTATCCGCTTCGTAAAGGCTTCCAACCCAGACTCAAGCACACTCAAATCGATCCCTGCTAACCCAGCCGCATGACGGTATTCTTGCAACGCATCAGTTGATATCCCGATACGATCTGCCGCTTTCCCGATTGCGTCTGCTGTGTTCATAGACGATTTTATTAAATATCCCATCGCCCCAACACCGGCCACCGCGCCTAATGCCATTTTCAGAGGGTGTAGTTTTTTGGTGATACTACCCACTGACCTGGAAAAGCTTTTCCAGCCCCTTTCCGCCCGCGCAAGGAACTTGTTTGTTTTGGCCGAAAAAGACCGAACACCAACCGTAGCCCGTTTCATGTCTTTATGAAACTTTGCGTCATTGAGCTGTAAATTAGTAACAAGCGAGCCTATATCATTACTTTTAGCCATTCTTCACCCCAGTCAACGCTTCTAATATACTTCTGATCTTTTTTGTGTTATTTTTACTGCGTCCTTTTCTCGGCCTCAACGTAAAATCCTCAAGGTTGAAAGGAGCCTGTTTTTTCGGGTTTCGGTGAATATTCGCAAGCAAACAACAGAGTTGCCCAAAAAACAAATCCCTTTTCATATCACCAAAACCGCCCTCTATATCCCAAAACAACTGCCATTCCTGTAGCTCGTATATATCCAGCCCCGCCAACAACTCTTTTCGGGTCTTGCCCAGTGCCAGGGCTAATCGGTACTCGAAGACCCTTCCTGGTTTTTTTCAAGATCCTCAGCATCTTCTTTTTCATTGTTTTTACCGGGTAAAGCGGGGTTAACTTCCGTTGCAAAATTAAACAGTTCGTCAATCACCTCCTGGGAGAACTCAGTTAAGGCCCCCTTTATATCTCCCTGCTCCCAAAACAAGTTACCATCACCATCTACCATCGAAAAAGCTACCATGGCTGCTTTGAGGTGCGTAAAGTTCCGTTCATAGCTCCCATCATCATTGAAAATAGTGGTGTAACTCTCAATAGCGTAATTCCCGGCTGCGGTCATCCGCTTAAAACTAACCTCCCCAGCTAATGTTTTGGAAAGGAACGTCTGAATTTCCGGCGACAGTTTGAAAGCGAGCACTTGATCTTTTTTTAATAGCCCCATATTTCACCCCTTAACTTTTTGTCACTATTTCAGAACTTTCGTTTTCAACCAACTGAAAATTAACATCCCACATCAGGTCACCATCCACCCCAGAGTAAGGAGTTGACCAACCGGTCACCAGTGCCCTGAAAGTGTACGTTGTGGCAGGTGAATCAGGACACAGGATTTGATAATTACTTTTGGTTTCGTTTGTATGCTCTGTAATAAGGGCCGTATGGGGTGTTTGATCTACATCCCAAAACAATGTCAATGATATTGACGGTGGCTCCCCGATCCCAAGCCCGTAATCTTTTATGCTGTCACTTAAATCAGTTTGATCTTTCACGGACTTTGCCGTGCTAATCGCTGGCATATCCTGGATACCAGCCACCGAAGTAAACACCTCGGGACTTGCCCCGTCCCCTTTTTTCAACAATAGCCCTTTGCTCGCAGTTACACTTACATCTGTCATTTCACTGTCCTCCTTTAAATTGTTTCAAAATATGGCACAAAATAATCGTGTGTTACTCTGTATATTTCCGTGGCTTCCTCGAAAAGATCACGATCACTCATCAAATGTATTCCACCCACGCTCACTGATTGACTTCCCATGTCGCCCTTAAACCCATCTAAAGCCAACCGAACTTTATTGGCAAGTTCGTTTACGGCAGCGTATGTCTCAGCATAACAATCGACCTGAAACCTCCCGATTGCACGGCCCACCGGCCCTTGATCTAATGTGTGTGGCCTGTCCACGCTTATTCTCTGATATACAATCGCTGGAAGTGTATACCCCTGCGGCATCAACATTGGATACACGCGGGCAGATATTAAGGCAGCCACGTCAGTATCATTTATCAGGATGTATCTTATCCCCTCTTCTATGCTCATTTCGCCAACTTTTTCCTGTAAGTTTTTGACATTGACCTATATTTAGCACTCATTTTCACAGCCTCTTTTGCCATGCGCTTTGCCATGCGTGTTTTCATCTCCATCATAATTTCGTCTGTGTTTTCATCAATTGCGGGCCTGAAAAACGGTTTGGCGGCCATTTTGTTTGTGCCAAATTCAATAAAATGAGAATAAAAGGCTTTTTTTGCTGTGAAAATAGAATATACACCGTGCACCCCTTTCATTTTTTTGGTTTTTATTGATTTTAACAAGTCCCCCGTGAGGACACTCCCGTTTTGTTTGAGGTTCTTTTTTGCATGCTTTTTTACAACGGCTGCCCCACGCGCCGCAACCGAATTAATGATATCTCTCTGAATCCTGAGCGGAAACTCTTTCAACAATCCTTCTAATTCTTTCGCGCCTGTTAATTTTGCCTGTAACATTACTCCTGCGCCTTTCCAATAATTTCAACTCCGTCCCGCCGCCCTAACTCTTTCGGTTTTCCTACTATTTTGTATGTTGTATTATCATACACTATCTGCCAGGTTTCATCTATATCAGAAAACCACCTTATTTTGAAAACGGTATCTACTTCTGACACTTTGCCAGATTTGAAAATTTCCTTTCCCCCCTGCCGTGTCACATTCGCGAACACTGTGATATCATCGCTATACGTTTCAACCGCCTGACCATAATCATCGGTTGTAGTTGAAACTGAACGCAAGACAATTTGTTCATCCATCCTGGCCGATATCATGAGTTAAAACCCCCAGACCTTGTAAACCGCGAGAAGGGCATCCACCGCGTTTTCAAGAGTCTTTGCGTACCCGTCTGGCGGTCGGTCATAATTAAGTTCCACAATGAACTTCATGGCGGTTTTTATACTCTCAGGTATGTTGGCAACATAATCAGCCGGACTGTCAGCCGTAGGAGCGTAACCGCATAAATACGTAATCTCAATGGGGTTATCAAGCTCGTGCAATGTCGTGGATGGCCATGTTTTTGAATAGCCTAAGACTACCCTGCCTGGCTCTGAATCGATATCGACAGAATAGTTGTCGGTTGAGAAAGTTGACTGTGTTCCGTCCGTGCCTGTGTATTTTACTGTAGTGACACTTTGCAGTTTCGGAAAAGGTAATTCGAACACGTTGGAATCAGGCCAACCTTCGAAATAGGCAATTACCTGACGCTGCACCAAAGCACGCCCTGTTTGAGCTTCCACCTGTTGCCGGGCAGATTCAATCAGATTCCTAAGCAATGTTTCATGTTCGAGATGATTAATCCCTCGCAAATGCGTTTTTATTTCTGACAAAGTAACCGGCTCAACCGCAGGGGCGGTTACTCGTGTTGGTATAATCAATTTTTAACCTCCCAAGGTTTAGGCTTTCCATGAAAATTAATAATCCTGCAATTATCAGGAATAATCTTGTTTTTTTTGTAGCTGCAGACAGATTCCGGTAAGATATCCTGCCAGTATTTCCACGTGTTGGCATGAACTTCAATAAACCCTTGATCACCCCAGCGATCTGGTGTTTTATATGTTTCTATATAAGCACTGGGGGTTTTTAAGAACTTTTCATACAGCCATCTCATGTCCCCAGCCCAGGACATTATACAACTTTGAACAAGCCTTTGAGGAAAATTAAAATCTTTAGTAACAACAAATGAATGTTTTTTAGCGATATAAAGTAATGGTTTTAGATCATTGATAATTGTATTGCTTAAATCAAGGTAGAGGACAGGCCCCAAAAATCTAAATGTTTCCATCTTTGACCACCAGCCTGGCCAATTATGTAATAAATTACTATCATCCAAGCAAACAAATTCAACACCAGGAGCAAACTTTTTACATTGACTTTCCAGCCTGTCCGTATGTTCAGGCCTATAAACACCCCCGGATTTATTTACTGTTATGAGTTTCAAAATAAATATCCAAATTTTGTTATTTCCGGCTCAAAAAATTTTGCCACATGCTCTCGGCTTTTATTGTCATAATATTGCTGATACACACCACGTTCAGTCTTGTTGACATGTGGTAGTGTCTCTTGTTTAATACTTGCTAATTTACAGGCGATTTTAAAATCATTTTCTATACGTTCCAACATCCCGACATAGTCACAATTTCTCAACCAAAAAAGCTGTGTCCGCCTCTGCATGGGTTGCAACCCTTCCCTCAAACAATCCTCCTGCATATAAAATTCATATTGCATAAGCCATTTTTTAAATCCAGCCTTTTTCACTTCTTTTTGATTAAAATTATCCGTGACTTTAAAAGTTTTTTGACAAAGAAAACAATACAAGCTAACCATACGATCCCAAGGATTACGGACAAACCCAAAAGCAAACCTATTGTCTTTGTCTACAGCAGACAAAGGTGTATGGGTCGCAATATCTTGGGTTTTCCCACCCAACGCCCTGGAAATAGACTGACCGCCAGTCTTAGGGACATGTACGAATATATATTTATCAGCCAAAATCACCTTAAAACCCACCATGTATAATTTGCACCAATTTCTATTAAAGGAAACAAATCGTCTACGGCTTTAGTCACTTCAAAATTAAACCGAGAATCAAAGTTTTTATAATCATGTCCGCCAAGCCACCCTCCTTTTTTTACTTTTCCTTTCCAGGCAAGAATATCGGCAGTGACACCAGAATAAGAATGATCCGCATCCAAAAAAACAAGATCAATTCCATTTTGTATTATTTGCGCTGCATCAACCGAATTCATATTTAAAATATCTGCCCTGTCTGAAAAAGAATTTTTGACGGTCAAAGCACATTGTCTCCGATCCACTTGAGCATGTTCAGTCAATTGAGAATTGCTATCATTTGTAGCAACATAACTTACAGGCTGTTTTTCTTGCGGCAACCAATTATCAACCATGTACAAAATTAAATCATTTCTTTTTTTAAGCAAAAACCTTGATAGTTTGCCGGTTGCAACCCCGATCTCAACAACAACAGGAGCTTCGACCCCAGATAAACGTCTTAAAACTTCTTCGCCTCTGCTTTCAAGAGCTTGAGAGTATCCACGACTCATAATACAGCTCCTAAAGAAACTTTTTTAAAACACTTTAACGCTGTTTCTCGTGACGCGTTGAGCACCTCTACCCCGATCCCATCTAATATGACAGCTAAGTTGTTGTACTCGTCAACCCACCTTTTTAGACTGTTGTCCGTGGGGTTATTCCCTTTATGGTCTTCATGCCAGTGGGCTTTCCCATAAGTTCTTTGCATATCGTAACCCAAGAGGACAATCTTCCTGAACCCCAGCAAGACCGCTAAATTAATTGCCTGATAGCCACTGTTTCCGCCTGTTTTCAGACACGGCCAATCGATTGAAACCCCGGTCACACCTGAATTAGTAAGACAAAAAACATCCGTGTAGGGAGTCTGCTCTAAAGAATACTTTTTAACTTGAACACCGAGTCCGCCCTTGTTTCGTTTCCAAAAAGCAGCGTCACAAGCATACCAGTAGTCTAATTTCTCACAAATCTTAAAAGCGTTGTTTACACCCATAATCATCCAGGTTGACCGCTCTGCCAGAGAGACATCCTCCCTAACCAGAGACGGCCCTCCTGCTATAATTACACATGTTTTCAATTAACTGTCGTCCTGTGGTTTCTGTAACGACTCACACACAACAGACACCGCAATCGCGGTATTGCCCGGTGTATCAGCCGCAGTGGCGACTACCCTGATATACCGTTTGTCACCGATATATCCAATAGAATACAACGCGGCATCATCGGCTGCGGCATCAATAGTAGCAAAAACCCCGGAAGCGACCGCCCCATCATTTTTTCCGTAGGTTATTAAAACATCCGCAGTCTCAACCGCGGCATAAGTACTGTCATCAGCCGAATCCTGCAAAGTAAACGTCCATGAAGGGACAGGGCTGTTGGCAATGTTGGTGATTGCCCCAATCAGACAAATGACCGTGGCAGAAGAACAGCCTTTTAAGTCGATCCCGCTACCGGGTGTCTCAGTGGCAGTGTAAATCCCTGCATAATGATACTTGTTCGCTGTTTTAGATACGAAATCTTTCAACATTTTTCAACCTCCTATTTATTATGCGGTGCATTTTAATATTTTAATGGCATCAAAATTAGTGACATCCCCACCAACCCGCTTGGTCGTGTAATACAAAATATAAGGCTTGTCGGTGAAAGGATCGCGTAACACTCGAATCCCAGCTCTATCAACAACCTGATAACCAGTATTGAAATCACCAAACGCGGCAACCAGGTTGTTTGCGCCCGCGCTGTCCATATCGTCGAACTCAACAATCGGAAAGCCCAATAAAGAAGAACTTCCACCGGTTGAGAGATCGGATATCAGGTAATATTGAGTATTGCTATCGTTCAACTTCCTCAACCCCGACCTCGTAAACCTGTTCATTACCCATACCGCGTTCCTGCGATACACAGCCTTTAATTTGCCGGTTATATCGATTAGTTCATCAGGGGTATCAGGCAAAGCACCGGAAGACCCGGAAAGAACGTGTTGTAACACACCCCACGCCCTGGAAGCATCATTGGTTGTCAAGGTACTGTAATCCGTGAATCCACGAGGTTTCATAACCCCGTTGCCGGACACGAACGCCGTGTTTTCATCGCTTATTAGTTTGTCAGCAATTTTATTTCTCAGCCAGTTTTCGACAGGGAACTGGGCATCATCAATAAGTTTCTGGGTTGCTTTCGGTGACGCGTATTGTTCATGGACCGGAATTTCCTGTAACCCGACCTCAGGAGTTGCGGTAGCGGCACGAGATGCTGTCTCCCCGACCCATCCGCCAGAAGTCCCCTCCGCGAGGTCTTTTGGAATCTCAAGTCTGTCAGTCCCAATTGTTACGACATTCGCAATCTGTCGCATTGGGGACGTATCGAACATCTTTTTTATGATCTTATTAGTGGTCGAGGCCGGAACCCACTGTCCACCATCAGGATCAGACCCAACCGAAAGAGCGTTTTTGATGTCCGTTGGTAAAGCCCTATCTCCCCTCCTCAGATAATGGTTGAATGCTTGCTTGTATGAGACATACGCATCAACATCGACATTTTCAACAGGTTTTCCCTGAACCGCAGAGAAAAACAGAGCTGCCTCATTCTTGATGTCGTCTTGACCTGAGCTTTGCCCGGCATTCAACCCCGCCGTCTGCAACTCAAGCTCAAGTTTATCCATCCTGTTTTTTGCTTCCTTTTGAGCATCAGCCAGTTTGATTTCAAGCTCGGTTACAGCCTCGTTAGCCTTGTTAACCTTGTCTTCAAGCAACGGGTCTGCCACACCATTCTTTTCAACTGCTTTCAACCGTACATCATTCGCGCTTTTAAATTCATCGAACGCTTTATTTAATTCTGTAAAAAGATCTTTTACTTCAGACATTTGTTATCCTCCTATTTGTAATATTAATCGTTGCGCTTCCGCCCATTCATCGTCAGAAAGAGAAAGACTTGCCCCCTCTAAAGAACTCAACCCCTCTGAGAGAACTGCCTTAGCTTCACGCCTGCTCATCCCTGCGTCTCGCAGTGCTTTTTCATAATCTTTCGGTCTTGGCGTCACGCCACCGTTAGATTTGAAAAAATCAGGCACATTATTAAAAACCGACAGATCAAATAAGTTTTCTGCCGTGGACACCCCTTTTATTTCATCTATAAAACCATTCTGTAAAGCTTCATCACAGGTATACCATGTTCCAGCCGACATTAGTTTCTCAATCTCTTCTTTACTTTTTTTTGATTTTTGTTGATATACTTTTACCGTTTGATCTTTGATCTTTTCGAGTAAATTAGCCTCTTTTCTCATATCTTTAGCTGTTCCAATAACCAAAGAATAGGGGTCATGTATCATCAGGAATGCCCCCTCAGCCATTGTAATTTTATCTCCGGCCATTGCAATCGTAGCCGCAACTGAGGCCGCCAGGCTGTCTATTGATACTATCGTACTAAACCGAAAATTTCTAATCTCATTGTAAATAGCCATCCCATCGAAAACAGACCCACCAGGACTTTTGATCCTGATCACAACATCGTTTTTTATTGATTCTAAATCTTTGATAAAAGTTTCTGCAGTTACCCCCCCTAGCCCGATTTCATCGTACAAAAATATCTGAGTAGGTTCATCTTTTTTATTAACAATCTCATACCTCGATGATTTTTTTTCAAACATGCTTTTATTTTTCATTTTTTTGTCCGCCTGGTGTAATGTTTGGATTTAAAAACACGTCCCCTTCGGGATACGGATTCATGTTTTCACGTTCTCTGACTTCGTTAGGATTCACAACCCTGTTTTGAATTAGTTTACTGTAAGCATTTACACGACTTTCCAAGTCCATACGCTCAAGGCCCTGCCTTACAAATTCAACAAAATATTTATCAGCAAAAGTGGCGCCTATTATTTCTCTATTATACGCAGTTTCCCAATATATCAGCCAGGGATCAAGACTGAATTTTAGGAAGGCAAGGACAAGCTCTTTCGCGCTTGCAAAGGTGGAGGCGGTATCAGAGTGGAAAAGGAGAATAGGAGGAATACCAAGCAACCTCGCCGCCTCAGCAACTTGGAAAGAACGAACTCCAAGATATTGGGCTTTCTCATTATCCATCCCTGTCTGCGCCCACTTCATGCCAGCATCGAGGACAGCAGTGGAATACTTGTTTTCGCCACCAAAAGCTTGAGTCCATGACTCCGCTATAATCTGGATTTGTTCCGGTTTTAGTTTCTGATCAGTTGAAATAATACCGCCAGGCTTCGCACCATTTCCGAATAGCATAGCCCCGTGTCTTTCAGCCGCGATACACATAGCGACACATTCAGGAGCCTCGTCAACGAAACTTATGCCATGTACCCCGTCCTCAGAATGCGCCCTAAGATGGAAAATCTCTTTATCTGAAAACTCCTTTATTAATCCACTCGACATTTTAATTTTATATTTAATATTGAAATTATCATCCTGCTCCGCCTCGACCCTGTTAGGATGGATAGGCATAAGCTGCCTTATCTGCCCCCCAACACGACTTTTGAAAGCATACGCATTACCCCGTAAGATCAAATGCCGTTGCATTAAGTACCGGAACTGATACGCACTTTGATATCTATTAACTGTGTTATGTACAAAATCATATTGAGCATGCTGTTTAGCTTTATTCTTCCCCTCTTTGGTGCGCTCGTACAACATTAACGGCAACATAGCCACCATATCTGACATCAGGTGGACACCCCTATTTATGGCAGGCACAGTCATTGCTTTTTCTGGGGTGACAGTTATCCCGGCAATGGTTTCACGCCCACCGCCAAGAAGCAACGCCGCAAGCTCTGCCGGGTGCGTTATTTTCTTGTTTTGCGCTTTTCTCGAAAAAAAACTAAACATGTTCACGCCATCACCATTACACCATGTTCGGCGGTGTACCCTGAGACCGCAGAGTTATTATACATAGCCCTCGACATAGCCGTAATCAAGGCAACCCCGCCGTCAATTTTATTTTCATCGCTTTCCTTGAAAGGAGATATATTGTCTTTATAATTCTTCACACAAATATTAGCAACCATCCATGAGGTCACAGGATTGCCATCGTGCATTATCTTTTTTTCTTTCACAAGAGCCTCAATCTCTTTCATAGGCTCAGATAAAAAACTTGGAATCTGAGGTATCTCCACACACTCAACACCCTCATTCAGCAGGTTGGTTATTAGTTGTTGCGAGTTCCACGGATCGTTACACACTTCACCACCTCCATTTTCGGAGCCGGAAAGATCAAAGTCTTTAGCATCTTTTTTTATGCTCTCTTGGATGGCTTCTATGTCTATCCGACTACCTGGAGTCGCGTTCATATACCCGTCAGAAACCCAACCCGCATAATGAGCGTGATCCTCCTGAAAAGTTCGTGACTCGGGGACATAATAATTTGAGAACAAAAAATACTTATCATCACGCTTAAAAAGATATATCTTAGCCGCTATATCAATTTTCGAAGCAAGATCAAGGCCAATAAAAACAGACTCCCCTAAAAAATCAGACAGCCGCAAACTGGTATCAGCGCAAGCGTGCCATTCGGCCATGTTCATCCAGGCGTCACCAGCGTTGCTCCATAAATTCAAGTGTTTGCACTTTAATATGTTTTGTTTCCTCGTTTCTTGCATTGCGGTTTTATACTGGGACAAAAGGAAGGACTCCATCACAGACACGTTATAATTGGGGTTCGCTTTCTTCCAGAAGGAAAAGTCCGTCCAATCATCATCTTTGTCAATCGAGTAAATAGCACCGAAAACATCATCATTCACAATGTTCCCAGCTAATATCTTTTCTACTCTTTTTTGCAGGGCGTAGCAAGGATATGCAGTGTTGGTTCCCGCCGTTGAGATTGTCCACAACATAGGCTGTTCTCTCGCTCCCATCCCTGTTTTTCCGGTGTCGTAAGCCTCTGATGTTTTCGCCTGATGATATTCATCCTGGAGCCAGCAGTGGGGGCTTGCCCCATCTCCAGGCTTCCCGATCACAGTTTCGAATCTTGATTCATTGCCCGGAACATATATATTCCCAGGATTTACAGCCGTACCCATCAACTCTATCCCGAAATGTTTTTTAAACTCTATCTCTTTTTTTATCATCAGCCACGCCGGGCGAAAAACCTCATAAGCCTGCGCCTCAGACGTGGCCGCGCTATACACCTCTGCCCCTTTTTCATTATCCGCGCACAACATGTAATTTCCAACAATCGCGGAGCTGACAGACTTCCCGTTTTTTCGTGGTATTAACAAAAGAACTTCATTAAACCGTCGCAACCCATCCTTTTTTTTCACCCAGCCAAAAGGGACACCAAAACAAAAACACTGCCAAGGCTGCCATTTCATTTTTTGGCCGGACCACTTTCCTTTCACATGTTGCATCAACTCACCAAAAGAAAGGAACCTCTCGCTTTTTTCTTTATCAAACTTATATGGATATTCAGGGCTTTTTGCTTTTTCAAGATCATCGAGGTGACGCTGGCAAGCCTGCCTGACAAAAAGGCCGGCCGAGACTTTACCACTGACAATATTACGGGCATAAAGATTAGCTTTATTTGTAAGTGGATATTTAGCCATATTTTGCAAATGACCCTTTTTTCTCTGTTCCTTTTTTCGTTGATATCCGTGTCCTGGCCGCGGGACTAAGGCCAAACTCAGTGATAAGCTTATACAATTGAGTGTAAGCCGTATTGAGGATTGACATCACTGGAGAGACACGGACTTCACCGTTCTGGGTTTTATACAGCTCGCCTTTTTCAGCTATGATTTTTTCATACTTTTCCACCCGACCCCACGCCTGACAGTATAGAGACAGGGCAGACCGATCTATCTCAGAAAGCAGGCCCAACGAAAAAAGAGCCACACTCATCCGGCTCCATTCTCGTTTAGCTTCTTTTGATAGAAATTTAGGGGGATCAGGAATTTTATCCTCCGGAAAAACCTCATTCGCTGGAGCGCGATCCTTCCTGTATGTCCCCTGCAGCATTTTCAATCTCGTTGGCGTTTTTTTTCGACCTTTCATAACACATCCATTTCATCGCAAGAGTCAATTAAATCACCCGCGCCAAACTGATCTTGTCGGTACAACTTATTAAAACTCTGCTTTCCGTGAGAGGGAGAAACAAACCCATCTAATGGCTCTTGTGTCGCCCAAATATCAGAAACTATATCCTGTAAATAATCCAACATGTTTTTATCATCAGAGATTTCAAAGTTTTCAAATCTGGGATTAAAATTTAAATTCATGGAAGTTCTAACCACTAAATTGTATTTATCGTTTTTAATCGTTATAAATTTTGCGTGAATTGATGTTACCCTGATAGCATCAGAGCCAAATGCGTCAATTAGCTCCTGACAAAATTGTGGTTTTCGAGACTTAAAAGAAAAATCAACTATAAATTTGAGAGATTTTATTCTGCGGAGATTCAGCATGTTTGATGCCGCCCGAATATCACCTGACGCGGCTGACCAAGTACAAATAACCACATCAGCCGGGCCTGTTTGCTTGAGCAGGTGTTCAATAATATTGATACAACAAAACTGCCCTTTGGTGACCCCAAAAATCTCACACCCGGGGAAAATAGAACCTATTACCTGGGCGGCAGTCTCACCCCTCAACCCTGACCGAATTTCACGTTTAATGTTTTTTCGCACATGCACAGTGTTCTTTTTTAGTGTTTTTAATACTTTTGATTTAGACATGATTTCATTATACCATTTTTGACACAAAAAAAGCAAGCC